GGTGACAGCAGCGTTAGTGAAATCACTGGGAATTTTCATTCGAGCTCTGATAGGCAGATAACCACCCATATTAGAACGAAGAAAGTTAAGTCGACGACGCACAGTTTCATGCGCGTTAAAGACATTAACAACTTCATCTAAAGCGGGTTTAACGGCGAAATTCCATGACAAGAAATCGCCGGAAGTCTGCCGTGCTAATAGTGCCACCTTACCTAGGGTATCCTTCTTCTTTGCAATCGTCGCAAGACGCTTCAACACTGTTTTTATGAGTGAGGAAGGGTTAACTATTGCCTTAAAGGCATCAATAAAGATGCTATTTTCGACAATAGATTCACCAAGCAGAGAATTAGGAGGCATGATGCTGTCACAGGCCTCATGCCACTTATCTAGAAGAGCATACCAGTCGGGTTCATGATACGCGTCGGCGGTATACGATCGTGTGAAGCTACCGTTAATAGTGTTCAGCAAAGCTGCACTATCAAAGATAGACACATTACCGAAATACCGACATAGCGCATTACAAACCGAATAGTTGTAGGTGTAACTAATATTTGAGCTCCGAACAGTACGGAACACAATGCGATCACTGGGACGGAGAATTTCCGTCTTGATATGAGAGCATTTGTGAACTTGGAGCAGCTGAGTATACAGTTCGGAATGAACCGACCTGGATATCACCGGATCCGACAGTTTCCGCGCCACCCTCAATCTGAGGGCGAAACGGGCTCTATCCTGTTTCGTACGAGGAAGATTTATCTCATCAGAGATGGTATCCTTCTTGGTATGATGAATACCAGGACCTTTAACATCCTGACTGGAATCGATGAACTCGGCAGGAGGAGAAACGCGTTTAAACGTTCTCGCAAATGACGACTCACCGCAACCATTGAGAGAAGTCCTCGTTCGGATGCGCAAAATGAGCTCCTTTCCATAAGATGGAAGTCAGCTATGGTGACCAGTGGAATTAACCAAAGGTAACGGCGGTTGAAACCGACTCATCATAGATGTTAATCAGTCGAGGGGTTTCTTACGGCACACCTCACGGAGTGCAGTAAGAAGATCGATAATTACGAAGATGATGCGAATCATCTTTTTCATTGTCAACCTCCTAGGCTGAAGACTCACATCGAAGGACGGCACCCTTATCAAGG